AAAACTTTAAAGTTGGTGGGACTTCTTTAGAGGTTGAACTATCTAAAGTGTTACCTGATAATGCTATTGTAACTGAAATTGATCCTACAAATTCAGAACATAATCCAAGGAATTATGATGGCTTTTATCATCATATGCCATATTCTGCAGCATCATCTATTTTAGATCTATCTAACACAAAGTCCTATATTTTTGTAAGACATCCTTACGATACCGTATTGTCAATGCTTTTTTATCAATTAAAAAGAAAAAATCTAGAATGGGAAAGTTTTAACAAAACACAAAAAGATAACATTTTAGAACAATATTTTTTTAAAAATATAAAAGATTTTTGTATGATTAAAAGTACAAAATATATATACACCATTAAAGATGAGATAGTGGTTGATAAGGTATTAAAGTATGAACTTGGAATAGAAAATCAAATGAATGATATTTTATTAAGTCATAATATTAAAAATATTCGTATGAATACATTTGAAAAACAGTATAGAGACAAGCAATATACTGTAGAAAATACCTTTAAACTAAATCATATTCGTCAGATACAATATGAATGGGATTGGGAATTTAAAATGTTTGGATATGATAAATAATGTATACAGATCAGATGCGTAGAGCATTTCATTCTATTGTTCCTCCAAAAGGATTTAACATAGAATTAATTGATAACGAACATTTTCTTACAGTTAAATTAAACGAATATGCTTTTGCAAAAATGGTTCATGATGACAAGATCCAGGCTTTACAGTATGTTTTAACTGTTAAAAAGGCTTTAGAGATGGAAGGCGCAATTGTTTTAGTTACAAGAGAGGCAATTAAATGAGAATCTTTATATCTATTGCTTCTTATCGTGATCCAGAACTTCAGTGGACAATTAAAAGCGCTATTGAGAATGCTAATAGTCCAGATAACTTGTATTTTGGTATTGTTCATCAAGGACTTGATTCAGAAATATTTAACTATGAAGAAATAAAAAATATTTCTATAATAAAGATGCATCCAAAAGAGGCAAGAGGTGCAGGGTATGCAAGAGCAAAGGCTATGGAGTTATATTCTGGCCAAGAATATTTTCTTCAGGTTGATTCACATACAAGGTTTGTTCCTGGATGGGATTCTATTTCAATTGATCAGTTAAATAGGGCTAAGAATGTATCTGGTAAAAGTAGAGTTATCTTGTCATACTTTCCCGCTCCATTTGAACCTGAAAGAAATGGGGGTATGTATTTAGTTAAAAATAACCCAAAGATAAAGCCGTATCCTACTAGACAAAAGATATCATTAAATAAAAGAAAGCAGTGGACAGCAGAAAGATTTGAGTTTGAAAATAAATTAAAAGAAAATCCAGAATTGTCTGAAACAGTTCTTGGTGGGTTTATGTTTTCAGATGGCTCAATAGTAAACGAAGTTCCTTATGATCCAGAGATTAGTTTTTTTGGTGAAGAGATCTGTTTTGCTATGAGATCCTGGACTAGAGGGTGGGATATATATTCTCCATCAAAAAATATTGTTTATCATTTTTATTCTCGTGGAGGATATAGTAAAATATGGAAAGATAGAAACCTTCGTGGTCTATCTTGGAAAGAATTAGAAGACATATCATATGAGAAACAAAAAAGAATTCTTTGTGGTGAAGAGTCTGGAGTCTTTGGTGCAGGATCTATAAGGACTCTTGAAGAATATGAAATGTTTACTAAAACTAACTTTAAAGATTTTTATAGTTTGACAAAACCTCAACGTTAGGATATACTTAAATTATGTGGAGTGGTGATATGAAAGATATTTTTATTGTTGTTTTTGCAACACTGTCAGTTTGCTTTGCAATCTCATATCTATTAGTTTTAAGGCAATCCATCAAACTTAAAAGAGATGTTTCAAAACTTTTTATTGAAAAGACTTTACTTCAAGAATATGTTGATATAACTAAGTCTACAAAAATAAAAGAAGATTCAGATGATTCAATACATAAAGAAAACTTTATTAAATTTCTTTCTGATTCAAGAGACTGGGCTTTTTCATATATTGAGAGTGTTCAAAAAGGATTAACTAAATTTGTAAATGATGTTGATGCAGACATATCATACTTTGATGAATATGGAGAGGCACTATCTATGTCAAGACCAGACTATCCATCTATGAAGAATATTTCAACAGCATACAAAGAATTGAGAACACTATTACCAGATGATGAAATAAAACAATGAGAGATATATTATTATCAACATTAACGGGTTTTGGATGTGGTGTAGTATTTGCTGCATTCAAATTACCAGTTCCAGCACCACCAGTTTTTGCGGGAGTCGCAGGAATTGTAGGGCTGTGGGCTGGATATGCTATACTAATTAAGGTTCTATCCTAGGAGGAAAAATGAACACAGAACAACTAAAGGCACTACTTGCATCATACGGACGTTCAGTCCTTGCATCAGGCCTTGCACTATACATGGCAGGCGTAACAGATCCAAAGGATCTATGGACTGCACTTGTGGCAGCACTTGCACCCGTTGCAATTAGAGCAATCAATCCTAACGACAAGGCTTTTGGTATCTTGCCAGATGCTAAGGCTGTAGAGACCGCTCTGAAGGCTGCTAAGGCACCTGTAAAGAAGGCTGCTAAGAAGGCTGTTGCTAAGAAGGCAGCACCAAAGAAGTAATATTTACTTACAGAATTGCCAGTCTAGAAATAGGCTGGCTTTTTTGTTTTACGAGTTAATTAAGTTTATATATTTATCTTTTAACGACTCTGTTGAAAAATTAATAAAGCCAAGATCAAATGCTTCTTGCTTAATTAAACTATCTTTCTTTGCCATATATTCATCAACTGTTTTTGCAAGTGCTTTTGGATCAACATCATAGACATCAATGATAGCCTTAGCCTTAAACTCATCAATCTTGCTTGCCTCTACCGTCCATTTATCAGGAAGGATAGCATTGTTTGGAGAAATGCGAGGCATAAAAACAGGCAGCCCAGCAAGAAGAGCCTCATTCATAGGTAAACATAATCCAGCATACCTTCTGGGCAATACCATTGCATCATAACCAGAGTATAAATCTTCTAGTTCTCTTGTTGTATTAGTCTGGATGGTTAGTCTTTCATTAGCACTTCTAATACCTAAATCAGTTTGAGTCTTAATTACAACTTCGTAATCTCCAGTAGAATACTTAAGCATTTCTATAACAGAGTTAGTACCGTTTCTATCTTTAACTGCAGCCTTACCACCAATATGTAGTATACGATTATGACTTTTTGACATATTGTTTTCTTTTGCATTCTTAAAGTTTTCATGGTTTGTTGGTGGCGGTAAGTAAACAACCTTACAACTATCACCAAAAAGTTTAACGATCTTATCCATATTCCATAGGCTAGGAGCAATAAGTACATCTGGAAGTGACCACTCTGCGTGTACAAGGTTTCCAAAGAACTCATAGTTATATTGCAGGATTGTCTTAACTCCACGAGATCTTGCTACATCAATAAATCTTGGACTGTAAAATGTCTCACAACTAATTACTACGTCAACATCTGTAATAAAATTTGCTATCTCAGCACTTGTTGGAAACCCTTTTGATGTAGCAGTGTAATTATATCCTTCATACCAGTCAAAATGTTGCTTATTTTGATTAAAGAACCTTGAATTAATAACCATAATCTTATCAGGGTTTAGCATCTTAACCAACTCTCTGGTTTGATTACCAAGACCAGTATCATCACATCTTGCAATTATTCCAATTCTCATTCAGAATACCCCCAAATAAGATCATCGCTAGTATACTTTCTTGTGCCTTGACGACCATCTAAATGATACGATCTTTTTATATTTCCTTCTGGATGATATATCCATAACTTGTGCTTATTCCATCCATCCTCAGAGAATACGCCGTATGGAGAAATATCATCTTGAACTCTTCCGTGTGTAGTATCTTCAATAAAAGCAAAATCTTCTACTTCTGGAAGAATAACTTTTCTATAGTATTCAACAGTGGATAGGTGTGGCCTTTGGCTCCACTGGGATGTTTTCATAAATCCATCTTCTAATCCAAACATTAAATGATTGTGTGGTTCAGGTATTGATGATTCAAAATGAAATCTAATTGTATTTGCTTTGCCATACTCAATCATATCTAAGCACTTATTCCAGTCAATCTCAACATCAGGAGTAAGTGGAGCATCCCCCTCAATATAAAGAAGGCAAGACGTGTTTATAAGATTGATGGTCTGTTTTAACATTGTGCTTTGATGACTATGCTTATCAAATATAATTGGCAAAACATTTTTATATTCGTGAAGACACTTCCATAAAATTCTATTTTTGTATTCATCGTAATCTTCTTTACGGTGCAACTGCTCTGATCTTAATCCATCAATTTGCATTATAATTTCGTTGTTAGGAAAGTGATGCCTAATAGATTTAATAGTTTCATCTATCATGTCTGTACTTGGGTGCCCTGGAATTATTGATGTTGCAATAATAATAGTTACATCTCTTTTATGCATTTATCTGCCTCATAATCTTAATTCCTAGATCTCTTTTTTGTTTGATCCACCAACATACTACTTGGTGCATATTATTTGGATACTGATTTAATAGTTTTGGAACTAATTTATTAAGTTCATTCCAATTTGATACATAGTTAAATGGAACATTAACTCCAAACATGTTTTTATAAAAATCTGTTTGTATTCCTTTTGGATCTATTGTATCTGCTATTGGCAACGTTAATAACTCTATTGACTCAAAAAATCTAAATGTATCTATTACTGCTGCACCAGATGGACATGGTGCAATTTTTGCACTTGCAAGTTTGGCATAGTAATCTTTTGGCTTATCTCCTTGTGAAAAACCTTCTGTTGGTCCATATAGAGAATTATTTAATGTTGGCATAACATGAGATAACTCTACCCTTCTTTGATGAGTAATCTGTCCACCAAAATAAACATCGTATTTTTTTTCTTTGTATTCTGGAGCATTGTCACTTAAATGCTGTGGAACACCAATTGGCATTTTGTTATATGCTGCATGTTTTTTATGAGGGTATTGAATCCATATCTCAATATTTGGATGACTAATTTTATCTACATCAAACCTAGCATTCTCATCTCCATTAATAAATAAAACAACTCTAGAAAGTTTATTTAGTTCCTTAGACAGTCTATCTTCATTTCCAGCAGTTTGAGGTCCAGGAATTACAACAAATGCTTTTTCATTTTCTGGAATCTTTGTAACTTTTATTTGATTGATTTCGTACTTATCAAATATTTCTTTTATTAATCCATAGTCCCACTTGTCGCTTGCATAATCTTTTCCATCATGAGAATATAAGTATGCGTTATATTGATTCATAGTATAAGTGAACCTCATGCTGATAGTCTAAAATTATTTCAGTATAACCTAATCCTTTAATCCATTGTCTAAGATTATATAAAGATTCATTCCATTGCTGTAACATAAACTCAGGGTGTCCAGATAACCAAATCTTTGGTTTGTGCTCTCTAAGCACCTTCTCAGCCCCTCCTAGGACCCTCCACTCACTGCCC